CTTTCTGCCTCCCGGGGACGTTCTTCACCTCCCCGGGGCGGGCACGAGAGCGGTTGGCAAGGCAATGGACCAGGTGAAAGACATGAAGGTTAACTACGCCCAACTGTTTGCCGAGAGGCAGCAGGTGGAGCGCGGAATTTCCGACATTGTCAAACGCCTCGCCGGAGCCATGAGAGCACTAAGACGCCGAGACCTCAACGGAGTGCGTTCAGCTCTTGGGTACAAAGGCGGTCCGAGGAAACTTTCTCGGAATACCCGCCAACTGGCCCAAGACTGGCTTGCATTCCAGTATGGTTGGCGTCCGTTGTTGTCCGATGTCAAGGGGATGGCAGAAGACTTGGCGCAATCTCACCTCGGCAGACCTCTGTCTGTCGTTGGAAAAGGAAGCGCTATAGCCCATGCCGACCTCGCGACACGGAACAACACGAATGCTCTCGGAGCACCAACAGTGTACCGCGAACTTCAGTATTGGACTTCAGCTAAGTGCGAACTTAGATTCGAAGTTACCAATGCTCTCGTTCGTCTTGGAAGTCAAACGGGTATTGCAGATCCCGCGCTACTTGCGTGGGAACTGCTTCCGTACTCGTTTGTCGTCGACTGGTTTCTCCCCGTCGGCGAATTCCTTGGTAGACTCAACTACGACAGTGGCTTAGCCTTCACAGGCGGCTACTGTACGTCGAAGAGTCAACGGGACACCTTGGTGTATTTGCCTGACTCGAGCTTCACTAGCGGATTTCTTACTTGTGTTCAGGACGCAGGTGTCGCCCTCACTTCAACTGGAGTGAAGGTGGACAGATACGTCTACACAAGTGCTCCGCGACCTGATTTTCCGAGTTTTAGGGACCCGTACTCACCAACTCGCTTTGCAAACGCGATGGCCCTACTTAGGGTTGCGTTCCGCAAGTGAGTCCTTTAACCTCTTTCCATTTGGAGTCTCAAAGATGCCCAGCATCGCAACGCTCACCCTTACGGATGCGGCAGCTACGCCTGTCAATCACTCGTTCATCCCGAAAGACTGCACCTCTGCTCTTGCCACCTGGCAGGAGAACTCTTCCGTTCCGATTGGGCGGCCGACGGCCTCCCTATCGATTACGGAGACAGCTCAGACCTACAAGGTCATGGGCAAGTTGGAAGTGCCGGTCCTCGAGACGATCTCGGGTGACGACAATGGTTATGTCGCCGTGCCGAGGGTAGCTTTCACGGGCGTCGCTAAGGGGGAACTTATTCTCCCGAAGCGTTCGACCCTGCAGAACCGCAAGGACTTGAAGGCGATGTTCATCGACTTCATGTCCGACGCCATCATGACGGCGGCGGTTGAAAACCAGGAACGCGCGTACTAGGTTTTCCTTCTCGGCTACGAGTCATGTCAGCTCAGCTGCATGATGTCGAGGTTGCCTTCCAAGTCTTGGAGGCTCTCGACTGTCCGAGGTCCCTGACCGTAGCAGTAATGCTACGTTACGGGATGTACGACGAACTGGTTTCTCTGCGCGCCGTTCCGGACCATTACCTGCACTCGACCGACTTCTTCGAAGCATACTCAGCAACCAAACTACTTCAAAAGAGTAAGTGGTTGCCGACAAGCTTCGATCGTCGTGCGAGGGCGTTGGAAGTGTTCCGGGATAGCGAGATCAAGTGCCGGAGTACGAACGAACTCTTCAAGTCGGTTATGTCCGGGGCCGCAGAATTCTGCGACCCTGGCGTCGCCGCGTCTCTTCGACGCGCGCGGCGGAAAGTGCATAACCTTCTCGAGGGGGTCAATCCATACCGGTTTCTTGACCTTTGCGGTTTCGGTCCAGGGTCAGACTCAGGCACCGCACGCGGCTTCACAGCCGTGTACGACAAGCTAACGACTCCGGGCCACGTTACTAGGGAGGCTTCCCAGTATCTGGACTTCTTGGTGCAGAATTCATCACTCTGTACCGGTCCTTTCTCCTGGGACCTTAAGACTCGAGGATTAACCACTCCACGAGTCGCCGGTAACAAAATCGCCTTCGTTCCCAAGGACTGCAAAACCGACCGTACCATCGCCGTCGAACCGCGATGGAACATCTTCTTGCAAAAGGGGATGGGTCGGCTTCTAAGATCGATCCTGAAGAATCACGCGAAGATTAACCTGGATGACCAAACGATCAACCAGGACCTGTCGCGTGTAGGCTCTTTAACGGGAGCCTATTCAACGATCGACCTGAAGTCCGCAAGCGATACTGTCAGCCTGGAAGTGGTTCGCTATCTTCTTCCGACAAGGTGGTTCTCCATTCTCGATCG